ATAGCGGAAATCAGTCTCTAGGCATGGCATGTATATCTTGTTGAACACTTTAGCACTTATGCGTATATCAATGTTGGGCATTGGCATCACCTCCAATAATAGAAATATCTATAATTAGCCATTATTACACCATCCGGTATGGATAATTGTTGCGGGTTCATGTATTGCCATCACATAGGGTTCGTCTTTGCAGGTTGTTCCGTTGAATACGCGGCATGAAGCACAGTTGGTTTTGCCGTAAGTAGGGTCTGTTGGATCGAATACTTTACACGCTCTGTTTTCAGACATGCTATTTCCTCCTGAAATTGGGCTTGTAATCAAGGGTTTGGGGTTGAAAGAAGGGGTTAAGGGGTTTGAGGTTTCAATAACTTAAACTTCTGCCGAACATACTCAGGAATAAACGGTTCCAAATCATTCTGAAACAACAGGTAAAGATTCAGCGACAACCGATTAGATGAGAAAAAGTAAATAGGGTTGAAATAATATTGAGTGACGATATCATCCTCACCAACCTTCACCTCTACCCTAGCAATAATCCTATGCTTAATCATCCTATTTAAAAAGGTAACTGTATGTCTGTCTGTATCCCTGATAACCCTTGCCATCTGTTCGACACTCATCACTCTTATGCCACCATTACCGCGGTATCCAATCATATTAGTAGTGGAGTAAACCTTCTTACTCAATAGGAATAAGTTTGCTATGTCAGTCTTGGTTATCTTTTTAGGAAGTTCTACATCTTGGAACGTCTTGACGAATCCGGTCTTATTCCAAAATAGATAACCTTTTTCCTCGTCAAACATATCTTTAAAATAAGCTCTTTTCGTATTAACTATCTCTCCATTTTCATCAATAATATTAGTCACCTTATGCACTAAACCACCTCCAAAAACGTAGGTGCATTTGGAATATCGTATGCACCTGTAAAATTAGGCAATAAAAAATAATTAAAATCACCAAAAGCGTTGATATAAGCCACTTTTAGGCATTTAAACCGAGATAATTAATGATTAATCACGTAGACTCACAATAATAACTACGTCTGAGTACGCATGATTTGAGTTCATCGCATAACAAACACCCCTCACTATCGCAAAGGGCATTACTAAAAATCTATAAAAATTGAGCGCGCAAAATTTGGAATGCGGCATTGGGCTTTGCTTTAGTTTTGGGGTTCATGCTTATGTTGGAGTTATGCTTTATGTATTGAGTTTATTAGGAAGTGTTCGTATGGATATACTTGTGGATTATGTTTTTGTAGGAGAGGATGAGGTATTCATGGTTGATGAATTCATTGGAGAGATAGGGGGAGAGGTATACATATATACGATGGGTATACCGGCCCCATGCCTCGGTGGTCCTAGTACCGTCCCCCTACCCCTAGTGTCCGGTCAGTCCGGCATATCAGACATACCCCATAGGGCAGAGCAGGGAGAGCAGGACAAGGACAATACTCATCCTTGGTAATGACTAGTAGTGTAGAGCGACAGCCATCTAGCACAACTATCATCTGTTTGGCATTGGCTACCGGATATCCAATAGTCTTTGCTTTGTGCCATGTCCTAATGGATGATCACTGAACGAATGTTACACAATGGTAATTCTGTCACATTCAAAATCAACCTATAGGCTGATCTCAGCCTATTACCTCTCAAAACACCCTCTAAATGATAATACAAAGGTCTAATTCCACCACTGAAGGACACTATTATATCAACTATTAAAATATAATAGTTATAAATAATATATTACTCAGTGTCTTCAATGCGGATTGTGATAGTTTGAGCGGCATCTACTTCAACCTTATCTACAAACATGCCCAGGTGCTTACCGATCATATCTAATGCACCTTTTTTGTCGTGTAGCTTGAACTTAAACGTCCCATCTTTGCCAATAGACACCTCATTCACCATAGATCCATCTATTTCCTCAGAAGATTTGGCATCTACTATTTGTTTGTATCCATATATAGGATTTCCCTCATCATCAGTGTCCACAATTGTCTTCTCAGTCTTGAACGAAACGAAGTCTTTTATGTCTGAAAAGGCTATTTTGGCATATTCCGCAACAACTCTTTCGACCGTTGCCATGTTCCTATATTTAATCTCATCTTGTAATTGTTCAAGCCTTTCACATATCTTGACGTTAGCCGCCAATTCACAAGCTTTCTCATCTATGGATTTATCTGTCATATTCTCAGCATCATAAGCCGCCTTATATGCTTGCCTTTGAGTCAATCCTCTAAATAAACCCTGTACATAGTTTTCCTGTTTAACCGTAAGCTTGAAAGCCATACTTAATCACCTTCCATCTAATCTAAAATATCTACTTCCTCGATCAATTCTTTCAATGCCTCAATTTTAGCATTAACCTTGATTAACTTCTCGTGCTTCTCAATCGTCATAGTAGGTATAAGACGGAGCCAATCGAGTACCATATTTTCTTGCTCTATCTTCCCGTTTATTATCTTTTTCATTTTGTTCGCGCTAACTTTTTCTATAGCCATCTTCTGAGCTTTCATATCTGTATATTCCTTACTCTCATAATCCATATCCATCAGTCATCCCTCCTTAATACCCCACCATAATCCCTACAATGCTATTCTAAGCCCACTAATAAGCAATTCAATACATTCCACTCAATAACTTAATAGCACCCTTAAAACATTACTTCTATATATGCCAAACCAAACTCAAAACAAATTTAAAATAATCCCTAAATACCTCTTGACATACTAGCCAACTAGCTATATACTATGGATAAGATCAAGAACCGAAAGCATCCTCTACCAACTCAGCCAAACGAAAGCGTCCCTCAGTCGAGTGATGATCTGAGACAGCCAAGCGAAGCAGGAGTTGGAACGATGCGGAAGGTTCAATTAAGAAGGAGATGTAGAAGATGACACTAGACAAAATTAAGCTGTACGTCCACGAACATGTTATCGGTACTATTGATAATTGCGTTGAATTCAAGGACATCGAAACCTTGGAGAGATGGTTGGTTGACTGCAAAAGGGAGATCCAAAGAAGAGAAGAAGCTAAAGAAAACACATTTCCCCTGTACTATGAAAAAGCATATCTCGAAATGGTGTTAAACTAGAGAGCTTTTGATCTAGCCTCTACATCCTTTAAGTAGGGTGCAGAAGTAATACCACAAGGTCAGCCGGGGACCTATTGCCCGGCGAAGGAGGAAACCCAATGCAAGTAGTCCTAAACACCAAAATATCCCTAGAACTAAGACAACAATTAGACCAGCACTCCAAGGACACCAACAAGGCAATGGCTAAGATAGTAGCAGAGGCACTAGAAGCATACTTCAAGGCTCTCAAATAGAGAGTCTTGCCCTTGCCCTAAGCTCACCGATTAACATTGCATTACAACGCTAATTACTAAGCTCAAGCATCCTAAATAAACTTGAAAAAGTAGTTGACAATCAAAACATGATTATGTTACAATAAATCAAGATCAAGTTTGAAGGTAGTAAATAACCCGACAGGCTACAAAGGGAGCCGGGGAAAAGGAGTTTTAAAAATGAAACTAATCATTACATCCACGCTGACCAGTGCAACCCAAACAGTAAATCTGTACCTTGTCGATGAAAACGGAAGTAGCCCATGTTTTGGAGTAGACGAAACCATCACTATCGAGGCTGAGAACTACATGGCACTTGAGCAGAAAATAGCCGAAGCTAAGGAAGATTTTGCTCACCACTTAGTGGCCAACGAAGGATTTTATTGGGGAGAAAAGGTTGGCTACGCCATCGGAAAAAACGGGATCGACTACGAAGTTATGGCCAAATAGAGCAGGTCAAAGGTCCTGCCTAATGCAGCCCGGCAGCTCGTAAGGAGCGGGGAAAAGGAGTTTTAAAAATGCCAAGCTTTAATTTTTCAGGATCTAACAAGACTAGCTTTTGTAAAATAGAAGGTCCTCACGCTCCACATATCATCGATTCGTACAAAACGGTTTGCCATGGCACTCTAGATGAGTTTTGCACAGGTCGTAGCGGGGATGGTATCACGATCACTATAGACTCGATATGGCCGGGTAGCGCAGAATATCCAGCCACAGCACGCGGTAGTTTCAAGTCATGAAAACCAACAAATCAACCCACGGAGGATATCGACCCGGCTCCGGTCGCAAACCAACAGGACGCACTCGCCGAACATTCCAGCTCACAGATACCGAGTACGCAAAGCTAAAAGAGCTACTGTCCAAAATAAGGGAAGGAAGGAATTAGGATGAGCACAAGAACTCGTTTTATCGACAAGCAACTGTCTAGTCGTTTATCCACTATTACAAAAATCAAATCTCTCGGCATTGACTACCTGGGCCGCTATGCAAGCAATGTCGAGTCTGACCTGCGCGCTATAGGTAAAAACCAATTATCTGACCGTTTTCTTAACGAAATTGAATATATCGGTCCTGGGAAACCCGTTAGATGCTCACACGAAGGGTGTAATGATTGCGTCTCCTACGGTGCCCGTAACCCCGAGACCGGAAAGGTGTATTGTCGAGAACATGAGTACTTAGCGTAGTAGCCCGACAGCTCGCAAGGAGCCTATCATAGAGTTCTAATATCAGTAGATCAAAGCCAAGCCGGGCTAAATCGGCGTAAGGAGGATAACACATGTTTAACGATCAAGAACATCTAAACGCTTTCGAATCCCTCTGCCCAGGCAAACTAATCACTGATTCAGAATGGTACAGCACAGTTTTTTCCTTAACTTCCGATTCCGAACTACGCAACAAAACACTGAAGCACATCAATCCAAAACGCCGAGAAATCAAATGGAGTAAAATATTTGACACCGATTTTGGTAGTGGCCATCGCGCCGCCTTGTATTGGGCATTCAGTCTTTGGGCAGGAAATTCGTGGTCTAATAAGGAAGGAGAGCAAGTTGATACCATGGACAAATCTTATTACATGGACGAAACTCTTCGCCGAACCGCGATAACAGCCCTCGAATTACGATGGGGAATTAAAGTTTTCGGGAAGTCCTAGAAATAGGGCTCCTTTTTTATCCCGGAGCAATGTAAACCCCTTTATTATGCCTCATTACCTTATCGACCATCTCAAACCTCTTACCATCCGTAAACTCAATAAACCTAACGCAATTCTTAGGAGGATTATCCTTATCAGGGCAACACTTATACCTAGAGCATAATTTGCAATCCACAATAAGTTACCCCCTGAAAATTACAAAAGACGCTCCGAGCCACATTATAGGCCGAGAGCGTCTTTATTTTGTAAGTTATTATGTCCTTTAGAGTGTAACATTTTAATTCCGACTATTCCAATGGATTTAGTTATGAATATTGTTTGATATTTGTACTAACACTTCTCCCCCATTGTCTTAGCCAATTCCTCGACAGCCTCATCCTTCAACCGATAATAGCTATCCCGACTCCTAAGCCCGTGATTCTTCCGCAGAACCCTTTGCGCGTAATCATCCTTATTTTCCTGTAAATACTTTGTGTCTATTATGAGTTTCTTGGCATCCGGAAGCATACCCACCGCTAAATCAATCAACTCGTTTTCATTTTGCAATTCTACGAGCAATTTCTTTTTGTCATAAATCTTAGATGCCAGATCACCCGTCGAATCACTCACGCCACTCCCATGAGGCATATCACTACACACCT